AATCAAACAGAAGAGATGCTTGAGTGCATTGACGATGAGTCAGGCAACACTGGGTACTGCCAGATTTGGAAATTTGTTTCCAAAAGCGAGAACGTCTGTGATAAGTGGGCGACAGGTGGACCCATCACAAGTGACAAACAAGCAGACTATAAAGATATTCTCTAATGGATGTTGCAGACTTCGCAAAACACATATATAAAATACTTAAGGAGCGAGAAGAACAAGTCGCTCTTGTCGTCACATCGGGTGGTGTCCCAGATCACGGACAGTACCTGCGGTTGGTAGGTGAGTTACAAGGACTCTCATATGCCAAGGAAGAAATCAGGTCCTTGCTGGGGAAACATGTAGAAGATGGTGAAGACATTATTGGTTCCTGACTACATCGCTAAAAAACGTGAAGAGGAGAAAAATTCTCCCTTCGTGTCTAAAGAAGACAGGGTCTTGGACCCAGGTCTTGTAGACAAATCCCTAAAAGAACGGCTTCCGCAACCTACGGGTTGGCGAGTTCTTGTCATGCCGTATCAAGGTAAGGCAGTCACTGAAGGTGGTGTTTTGATCCCAGATCAGGCACGAGAACGTGAGGCTTTGGCAACCGTAGTTGCATATGTTTTAAAATTAGGCCCGTTGGCGTATCAAGATCCAAATAAATTTGGTGAAGATTCAGAGCCTTGGTGCGAGGAAGGCCAGTGGATATGCATTGGTCGATACGCGGGGTCTAGGTTCAAGATTGATGGAGGTGAGGTACGGATCATCAACGATGATGAGGTAATCGCCACAATTCTTGAGCCAGAAGATATTAAACAGATTTAGGGGATTTGTCATGAATCAGGTCAATGAAAAGCAGGTTGAAGATCAAGAGGACGAAAATGTTGAAATTACTCTTGAAGAAAACGCAGAGGTTTCTGAAGAGAACGCCCAAGCGGATGGCGAAGAACTTGATGAGTATAGTCAACGGGTTCAAAAGCGAATTAAGGGTCTTACAGAACGCTATCGTAAAGAGGAGCGAGACCGCGAAGAAGCTGTTCGCATCGCTCAAACGATAAAAAATGAAAATGACCAGCTGAAACAACGACTTAAAAACCTAGATACTGGTTATCTCAGCGAGTATGGGTCACGTTTGGAGTCTCAGCTAAGTCAGGCTAAGGTCGCGTACAAAGAAGCCCATGACCGTGGCGATGTGGACTCCATGTTTGAGGCGCAACAGGCTTTGTCCAAGATTGCGATTGAACAAGAGCGTTATCGTCTCGCGAAACAGCGTCAGGAAAGGGTTCAGGTTCAACAGCCAGAAGGCGGTCAGCCTGTTCAGGCTCAACAGCCCGTTCAGGTTCAGCAGCCAGCCGAGGCAAAGCCAGATCCAAAGGCACAGGGTTGGGCAGAGAAAAATGAGTGGTTTGGTCAGGACGAGGTCATGACTTACGCCGCTTTTGGGATTCATCGTAGACTTGTCGAAGAAGAAGGGTTTGACCCGCAGAGCGATGACTATTATGATGAGATAGATCGGCGGATGAGGACAGAGTTTCCAAACAAGTTCTCTAGTCGTAAAAACGGGGGAAGTAACAGGGTCGCCTCTGCTGATACTTCCGCTTCCCGCAGCACAAGGCAGGGGCGCAGGACGGTCAAGTTGACACCATCGCAAATATCTATTGCTAAAAAACTTGGCGTTCCTCTTGAAGAATACGCTAAGTATGTAAAGGAGTAGAACATGAGTGATAGGGTTTCAAGATCGTCACAAACACGCGAAAAAAAATCGCGCCGCAAACCATGGCAACCACCTAGCCGACTGGATGCTCCCGCACCGCCTGATGGATACAGGCATCGCTGGATCCGCACGGCACTTAGAGGCGATGACGACAAGATGAACGTCCATGCGAAACTTCGCGAAGGATGGGAACCCGTTAGAGCTGATGAGTACCCCGGATTTGATTATGCTACTATCGAAGATGGTAAATATGAGGGGGTAATTGGTAACGGTGGGTTGATGTTAGCCCGTTTACCTGAAGAGACAGCGCTGGAAAGAACCGATTACTATCGAGGCCGGACTCGCGAACAAATGACTGCTGTTGACCAGGACTTAATGAAGGATGAGCATCCTTCGATGCCTATTTCTAATAGTAGGCAAAGTCGTGTAACCTTCGGAGGTCGCGGGAGCGATTCTTCCGAATAGCTTGATAAGGAGCAACACCCATGGCAAACGCTAATGGTTCATTTGGCCTCCGCCCTGTTTCTAAACTGGGGCAGAACGTCAATTCAACCGGTGCGTCTGGGTACACACTCTATGAGATTGCCAATGGCAACTCCAACGCTATTTTCCAAGGTTCTCCGGTTATTCCTCTGTCCACAGGTTTTATTGATATTGTGGGAGCGGCGGCTGGTGGAACTGTAGGTCTGCTTGGTGTTTTCAACGGCTGTGAGTATGTGTCCTCGACCACTGGCGAGAAAATCTTCTCAAACTACTGGCCCGGCTCTGGTGCGGATTCTAACCATCCCATCAAGGCTTTCGTATTTGATGATCCGATGCAGATGTACGCCATCGCATCTGATGCATCATTGACCAGCGAGGCGACCCTTCGTGGTCATGTCTTTGCAAACGCTAACTTCTCTAGCGGCACTTCTGGTTCTACCACTACAGGTAAATCCTCTGCTGCTCTGGCTGTTAGCACCATTGCTACCACAAATACGCTGAATCTGCGTATCATGGGTTGGCAGGAAGATCCTTCAAATCAGGACTTCACCGCAGCTGGTATCCCTGTAATCGTGCGTTTGAACAACCACTTCAATAGTGCCAATGGTGCTATCGCAGGTGGCACTGTTTCGACCACTGGCGTATAAGGAGGCACAGTAATGGCTATTTCTCGCGCACAACTGGCGAAAGAGCTGGAACCTGGTCTTAATGCCCTCTTTGGCATGGAGTACGCCCGGTACGAAAACCAGCACGCCGAAATCTACACCACCGAGTCCTCAGATCGAGCATTCGAGGAAGAGGTTATGCTTTCCGGGTTTGGTGCCGCTCCGACTAAGTCGGAAGGTTCCGCCGTCAATTTTGACGATGCCAATGAAGCATATACTGCTCGGTACAACCACGAAACCATTGCACTAGCATTCTCAATCACAGAAGAAGCTGTGGAAGACAATCTCTATGATCGTCTGTCCTCTCGCTACACTCGTGCTCTTGCTCGTTCAATGGCCCACACTAAGCAGGTTAAGGCTGCAGCTGTTCTTAACAACGCCTTCGACAGCACCGTGACTGGTGGTGACGGCAAAGAACTTTGTGCAACTGATCACCCGCTGACCAATGGTGGCACCTTCGCCAACGAGCCAAGCACTGCTGCTGATCTGAACGAGACCTCTCTTGAGGACGCTTTGATTAGCATTGCTGGGTTCGTAGACGAGCGTGGCCTGAAAGTCGCTCTTCGCGGTACTAAGCTGGTGATTCCTCGTCAGCTTCAGTTCATCGCCGAGCGTCTGATGGTGTCCAACTTGCGTGTGGGTACTGCGGACAATGATGTTAACGCTATTCGTTCAATGGGAATGCTCCCTGATGGCTATGCCGTCAACGACTTCCTGACGGATTCGGATGCGTTTTTCCTCATGACTGATGCACCTCGTGGGTTCATCCACTTTGATCGTGTGCCGCTTTCCACTCAAATGGAAGCAGACTTTGACACTGGCAACATGCGGTTCAAGGCTCGTGAGCGTTACAGCTTCGGCTTCTCCGATCCGCGTTGCGTGTTTGGTTCACCAGGCGCATAAAAATCCTAGTCCTCCAACTGGGTGAAAGGGCGGCTATACAGCCGCCCTTTTTTTCGTTATACTATTGAGACCTTACAGATGTAGGTTTTCCTCCCTTAACTCGGAGCCGTATTCATTGCGGCTCCGCTTTTTTTAGTGTATCCTGTTCGTATCCTGACAGGTCCAAGGTGGACCTGACACTAGCCACGACAGGAGATAGACATGGCTCGGACTACCTTCTCTGGTCCCATTGTATCCCAAGCAGGGATGTTCAATGCTGGATCAAACTCTGTTGTAAACATCACAGCAGAAACCACTCTCACCGTTGCTGCTCACGCGGGTAAAATCATTGAGATCAATGACGCAGATGGTGCGGTTACTCTTCCTTCAATCAAATCATCCGAAATCGGCGCGACCTATACGTTCTTCATTGGCACAGATGCTACTGATCTGGACATCAAAACCGATGGCACGGACAAGTATGTCGGATCAATTGTGCTGGGCGTGAACAACGGCACCATCAAGGCTTTCCAGCCAGGGGCGACTAACGATGTCATCAGCCTGAATGGTGGCACCACAGGCGGTGACAAGAACTCGTATGTTCAGGTTACTGCGCTTGCTACCGCAGAATACATGGTTCAAGGCGTACTTATTGGTTCTGGTACGATTGCTACTCCATTCGCTGATAGCTAATAGGAGGCCGTTATGGCAGGAACAATCGTAGCAAAGACAGCCACCTCAACAGGCACGCTGCTGGGTGGTAGAAGCCGGCTCAAGTCCTTTGTAGTCAAGACGGCAACATCAGGTAGTCCTGCGGTTGTGGTCAGAGACGGCGGCGCATCTGGGACGACTCTGTTGAGCATGGCCTTCACTACGTCTGATGACCGGCAAGTGACCATCCCAGACCATGGGATTCTTTTTGAGGAAGATTGTCATGTCACACTGACAAACATTTCCTCGATCACGGGGTTCTTTGGCTAATGGCTCGTGAAGCCGCAAAGATGCCGAAGCGCAACAAAAAGAATTTCCGCCCCACGAAAGCTGGGGCGGGAATGACTAAGGCTGGAGTCAAGGCATACCGCCGAGCCAACCCCGGCTCAAAACTTAAGACGGCTGTTACTGGTAAAGTAAAAAAAGGATCAGAAGCTGCAAAACGCCGTGCATCATACTGTAGCCGGTCAAAAGGTCAGATGAAGATGCATAACATTAGCTGTAAGAAAACGCCCAAAAAGCGTATTTGCGCGGCCCGAAGGAGATGGAAATGCTAGATAAGTTTCTAATTGGTTTGGTTAGTTTCTTTTCCGTCTTGTCCGTTGGATTTATTGGTTGGGTTGGACTCAGCGTTATTGAGCTGAAAGTAGAGCTTGCTGAAACACATGGTAAAGTAGCTGCTAATTATGAGATGATTAAGCCTATGTGGCAGGCCTTTTTATCGGAGAAGAATGTTGACAATCTCGCGAAGTTCAATATCAAAACAGATTACTAAAGGTAATGGTATGGCAAAAGATGCATGTTATCGTAAAGTAAAAGCTCGCTACAAGGTTTTTCCAAGCGCTTATGCCTCAGGGGCAATTGCTAAGTGCAGAAAAGTCGGTGCCGCTAATTATGGCACAGGTGGTAAAAAGAAAAGCAAAAGGAAGTCTAGTGGCAAGAAACGCGGTAAAACCTACTAAGCCCAAGCGAAAGTTTCACGGGAAACAAATTAAGGGCACGGCAGTAGCAAGAGGCTGTGGGGTTGTTTTACCGACACGCCGTAAGAGAACCAAGGGTTCTGTGGAGCAATCGTAATGGCTGTACGCAAAACTAAAAAAGGCCTAGCTCTGAAGCGCTGGTTCAAGGAAGACTGGAAAGATGTCAGCACAGGCAAGCCGTGTGGTCGCAAGAAGGGCGAAAAACGCGGCGTTCCTTATTGTCGCCCCTCTAAGCGGGTTTCTTCCAAAACACCAAAAACAGCTAGTGAATTGTCGGCAAGCGAAAAAAAGAGTAGAATATCTCAGAAAAAGCGCTTGGGGCAACCCGCCGGCAAACCGAGACGAGTTAAGGCTGTGAAAAGGAGAAAGAAATGAAGCGTCCTATGAAAAAGAATGTTATGGGTAGTGGCATGGTCAGCCCTCGCAAAGAAATGGCGATGGGTGGTTCTGTTGCTGGCGATGTGCGCAGAGCTGTAGACATGGCGCAAACCATTGGCGATGCAATGGCGCAAGCGATTCAAAAGCCGCGTGGTAATGTGACTGGTATGAATGCTAATCGTATGGATCGCATGATGGGAACTTCCCGAAGACCAATGTCAAGCGGCGGGATGCGTCCTCCGATGCGTAAAGGCACTCTCGTTTAATTAACTTATGCTTAAAAAGGAGACTAAGATGGCTATGAAGAAAAAAGGTTACCGTGTCGGCGGCAGAGTCAAGAAAATGGCTAAAGGCGGTTCCGCTGGTGGCAAAACCATGAGACGAATGGCTAAAGGCGGTTCTGTTGGCGGCAAAACCATGAGACGAATGAAAAAAGGCGGTTCTGTTGGCGGCAAAACCATGACTGTTGCACAACTTCGTGCTGCCGCCAAAAAGATGGGATACAAAGTATCTAAAGCCTGATGTCATATTTGTACAGCAATGTTCCCTACTTCAAGGCGTGGGTACGGCGTGAGTATACTCATAACCATGAGGCTTATCATGGTGAGTTCCTGCACGCGATGGTCGTTGGTGTAACGTCTATGCCCAACAGGTGCCTCAGTTTCCAAGTTATATTTACTGGAAGCGAGGTCGAAGATGCGGAAGAAGATACGGTGCACGGCGGTGCAATGTGGGCTAGGATGCCCATAACCGCTCTGGTTGCCGACATACCGTTGGAAGAGTGGCCTGAACCCATGAACACATATGACGCTCAACCTTGGGACTGTTCTTCACATAATCACGCTGTTTATGTGATAGACAGAGCCACTCCCTGTCCTTGGTTGGCTAAAATAGACGGGGAGTTTTTCCCTGCAAAGTATCTGTTTACAGTGGATTACTCTGAGTCTGAAATAGCAGACGATCCAGCGCAACATAAACAAAGTCACGTTTTACAATTGCTTGATGCTGGTGAGTGGACAGGAAACATCGTT